GTTTAATAATAGGAAGGGCTCCTAAAGCAAACATGCCGCCAACCATAAGCTTCAAGTAGAGAAAGTCTTTTGCTAATAAGCCTATTTCGCCTCTTAACTCTTGAATATCTTTTGCGCCGGCTGCCTTTAGCTCTTGAATGTCAGATATCCTCGCCAACCCTTCGGTGTTAACGTTAAGTATATTAAAGGATGCCTCTATTGTGGCGTATGCATGAGCCTCTGGAATGCCAGACTCAACTAATCTTTTGTATTCTTTTAATGTGTCTAGATGGCTCATAAATAACTCCTGTGACTTTTCATTTCTTTCTGAAACTTTTCGTGCAGCCTTTCTCTTTCGAGCTGATCTAGCGTCTGTGTCGTTCTGGTATTAAGGGCATCTTGCTCTTTTTCTTTCCACTCCCTCTCTCGCTCTTTCTGTTCTTTGGCCATTATGTCTATCATGTCTTGTGTTGTGTCGCCAGGTTTGTGCGTATACCCAAGTGCACCTGTTGACAATGTTGCTAGAACACATGCTATTAATAACTTATTCATTATAATCTCCAATACTGCTTAAGATAATCCCATTATACACAAGGGCTGAGAGAATGTAAATATATTTATATTAATATATTTGAATATACGGATATGTGTAGTTGCAGTATATAAATATATGCGTCATAATCTGATTAACTGAGATGGCCATCTAAAAGGGATTTAAATGACTAAGAAAGTAGAAAAGCCAGTTCGACTAAGTCGGGCGCAAAAGATTATCAAGGGATTAATCTCTGGTAACACAACAAAGTATGACGAAGAGTATCACTGCGTTTTAATTATAGAGCTATTCGAAAAGGGTAAAGACGTAGAAGCTTTTTGCTTTGCATCTGAGATATGTAGAAGCACGTTCAAGACATGGCTTAGGCATCATCCTTTGTTTGCTCAGGCTTATGAGCATGCGAAGGAAGCTGCCAGAACCTTTTTAGCGGCGGCAGGTTTGCAAGGCATGCAAGACCCTATGAACTTCAATGCTACCGCCTGGTCTATGCAGATGCGTAATCGCTCTGACTATTCTGAAAAGAGAAAGGTAGCTATTCCTGGACTTAAAGAAGCTAAGACCTTTGCTGCTCAGTACGAGTGCATAAAAGAAGAAGTAGCGGAGGGTAACTTAGCTCCTGACGAAGCAGCAACATTAGCTAACTTTGTATCAACGGGAGCTGGTATCCATGAGAAGACTCAAATGGCTAATGATGTTGAGTATCTGATGAACAAGGATGGAAGGAAGTGAGCCTTAAGTCTGATATCAAAAAGCTAATGGAAGCAGCTAAGCCTAAGAAGACTATTCGATTCGTATACAAGGAGAGTGATATTGACCAGTCTAGGGACGACATCATCTGGGTCCTTTATTCCGTTTAAGGTCAAGAGAACATTTCTCTTCATGTTTGGTAAGACTGACCAGTGGTGGGAAAAGTATCTTCCTGGGTTCACTCACGTATGCCTTATGGAATATATGAATGATGAATTAGTGGTTGGTTATGAGCCATTACTTATTGGTTGCTCAACTATATTTAGAAACGCTCCCACTAATCAAGAGTTGCAGTACTGGTCGGATTTTACTGTAGTTGAGGTTGTGGTGGTAACAACTCGAGCCAATAGGCTTATAGGACCGATTTTCCAGACATGTGCTACGATAGTACAGTACTTAGCTGGGATTTCTTTAGGCTGTGTTCTAGTGAATAGTTTATACAAGAAATTGACTGGCTCTAAGGATACGTGGCTAAGAGACAAAGGAATACAGGGAGTAAAGTTATGGCAAAAGCAGCAGCAAGCATTCTAAGTCCAGTGTTTGGCATACCAAGTGGATATAGAGACAAAAAGAAAGCTGATAAATATGCTAAGCAACAAGGAAGGCAGCAGCAAGAGTATTTAAGACAGAACCAAGCCGCTAACCAAGAGCAGTCTGCTTATAACAAGAAGATGTACGAAGGCCAGCAATCGGCTATTAGGGCTGAGCAAGACAGGACTGATAAGCAATTAGCTGGACTTAAAGCTAAGAATGCTGAGGGAATGGCGCGCTCTAATAGACGAAGAATCAGGGGTGGCATCTTTGGTGATGCTCAAACTGATGTTCAAGGTGGTGGCGTATCTAACCCGAGGCTTGGTTAATGAATAGAAAGGGTAAGCTACAACCCAAAGATAGTAGGCTCATTGGTACAGAGTATTACTTACGCCGATACCGTCATGCTAGAGTTAAAGCTGACTTATGGATATCACTATTGGAAGCTTGTTATCACTACACAGTTCCTAATAGGAATCTGTTCTATTGGACAAGCCAGTATCAAGGTGCACAGAAGAATGCTCGGGTGTATGATACAACTGCTGTGGCGGGGGTTGACAACTTTGTTTCTAAGCTTCAAGGTTCACTCACTCCTCCTCAGCAAGCGTGGGCAATCCTCGAGCCTGGAACAGAAATCCCTGAAGAAGAGAAAGAGAATGCACAACACTTCTTACAAGAAGTTACTACAACTATTTTCAATTATATCCGTCATAGCAACTTCGATTTGGCTATTAACGAGTGTTATTACGATCTCGCAATTGGAACTGCAGCTCTCATATGCAATGAGGGTGACGATGATAACCCATTACTTTTTTACAGCGTTCCTGCTGCTAGGCTGGCTCTGGAAGAAAATTACACAGGAATACTAGATAGTTGTTATCGCTGGTGGGATGAGATAAGAATATCTGATATTCAACAGCTCTGGCCTAAGGCTGTGCTAACTCCTATTATGAAGCAGCAGCTTAGGGAAGATCCAAACGCTACTGTTAAGAATCTAGTAGAAGGGACTTTATACGTTAGGAATGAGTCTCATCCATATATTTATATATTAATGTATGAGGATGAGCTGCTTATAGAGGAGAGACTAGATTCTAGTCCTTGGATTACTTTTAGATGGTCAAAGGTAAATAATGAAACATTTGGACGAGGGCCAGTTATTAATGCACTTCCTAGCATTCTTAGCCTTAATGAGCTTGCTAGGCTGGAGCTTGCAGCAGCTAATTTTAATGTGTCTAAACCGTTCATGGCATATAGTGATGGCGTCTTTAATCCTTGGACTTTTAAGATTGAGCCTAATACTGTTATTCCTGTATCACCAAATTCCAACGGTCAATGGCCTATCCAACCCTTTCCTGATTCAGCTAATCCTAATTTCATGCAGCTCACTGCTAATGACCTTAGAATGCAAATCAATAAGCTTCTGTTTGCGGACCCTCTGGGCCCAATTGAAGGACCACAGAAGACAGCAACGGAGCTCGCTCTAAGACAGCGTAATCTTGCTGAGCAAATAGGACCAGCTTTTACTAGACTTCAACAAGAGTTCCTCTCAAGACTTATTAATCGAGTCATCTACATATTGCAGAAGAAGGGTCTAATTGGTAAATTAGTAATCAATGGAAGAGAGATTCAGATTAACTACAAGTCTCCTCTTGTGGCTGCTCAAGGTATGCAAGATGTTGAGAACTTTATGCAGTTCTATTCTGTTCTACAGAATACTCAAGGGCCAGAGGCGGCACTCTTGAATCTTAATCCTGTTAAGTTCCCAGCATGGCTAGCTTCTAAGATGGCTGTAGATGTAACCGCACTGAATACTCAGAAAGAGATGGAAAAGTTCTATGCTGAGCAATCAGAGAACATGCAAATGGACCAGATGTTACTAGAGCAAGGAGCCTTGGGTGAGCAACCACAGTGACCAGAGTAATAATCCATTCTTTAAGGTGGATGACCCGTTCAAAGACCAGAGAAAACAGTTAAAGGATGTAGAGAAAGAAGCGATAGAGTTTCAGAGATTATGCTTTGAGACTTTTCATATGAACAAAGATGGTTTAGCTTTATATGAAATCATTAAAGAGAGATATCTATTCAGAGCGTTATTTGCTCCTACCATGCCGAATCCAAGCGAACTGAGTCTTTATTATGAAGGATTCAAGGAAGCTTTGAGAGGTTTGTGGACTCAGGGTGATATACACAGAAGACGAATTAATGGTGAGATAAGGACCGCAGAATGACAGAACAAGTAATCACAACAGATAGAGCCAGTGACCATGTTAAAGACTCTTCTCAATGGTATCTAGCAGAAGGAATACCAGGACAAGGTTCTCGACCTGATTACCTAGATGATAAGTTCTCAACTCTTGCTGACCAAGCTAAAGCTTATAAAGAGGTCCGTAAAGCTTTAGGAGCTCAGACTGGTGCGCCAGAGTCTTATGACTTTGGAGAGTTCAAAGAACATTTAGATTTGGAAAACACTCATCTTAAGGATTTCTTAAACTATGCAAGAGAGAATAGACTTAGCCAAGATGCTTTCTCCAGAACTATCAAAACTTTTGTCGAGTATGACAGAAGCCGAGCGCCAAATCTCGATGAAGAGATTGCAAAGTTGGGCCCAGACGGTGCAAAGCGAATTGAAACAATCCAAACTTGGGCATCCAATAACCTCTCAGATAAATCGCTTGAAACGATTGGTAAAATCGGAACAAGAGCAGACGTCATAGAGTTCTTAGATGAGCTAAGACAGTATCAACATCATAACTCGACTGTTCTGCCTACTAGTGATGCAGTATCTAGTGGGTTCAAGCCTTTGACTAAGGCTGAAGTGACAGATGAGATGATAGCTAATTATGGCAAATACAAAACATGCTCCAAATATAGGGCTGAGATCGCGGATAAATTTGAGCAAGCTGGTGGTTAAAGGTGGCGAATTCGAGAGTTTTAAAATGTTCCACGGATGTTCCACGTGGGACAATGCTATATTACAAGTCTGTTTAATTCTGTGTGTTATTGTCTGATTAAAGTGTTTAATCCCGTTTTGATATGTGGTAAAATTGTTTATCTTTTTTACTAGACGGGATTAATTGAATGAAATATGAATTGGAGCGTATTAAGGCCACTAATAGCGGCAGATATCTTGTAAAAGTTCCCCCTGGTTATCCCGGTAAAGTCTATCAGAATAAGTATGTTTATGAACACAGAGCGGTATGGTGGCTACATCATGGCTCGCTTCCCCCACAAGATTGGCATATTCATCACATAAATCATGATCCTTTAGATAATAGAATTGAAAATCTAGAGGCTATAAGCGCTTTAGAGCATTCAAAACAAAAACATAATGGTGGGAAAGATCCTGTTCAGCATGTTGAATTAATTTGTCATTATTGTAAAAAACCCTTTCAAAAATTAGTAAGTTCAGAACAAGAAAACTTTTATTGTAGTAAAAGTTGTCAAGTTATATTAAAAAACATGAATCGCAAAGGCTCTAAGAATAATTATCCAAAAAACAGGAAAAGCAATGCTGTTTATGTAACTCTTAAATGTCCAGTATGTTCAGTAGAGTTTCAGAGACCAGAAAGAGTTATAAGAGATAGAAAGAAGGCGGGCGTCACAAACTTCTATTGCAGCAATCCATGTATTGCCAGAAGAAATAGATAGTTGCATATTCACATAAAACCGTCTACTCTCAAAGTGAGTTCAATACATCTGCTACCTTAGAGAGCGACCCCGAAAGGCTACTCGCTCCTCCTAAGCCCGGAATGGGTAGAACATCGAAACAAATGGATTAGTTTTTATGTTTTAAGGAGACCTATCATGGCCTTATCTTTGACGAATGTTCAGCAGACGGAATTTGACGCTTTGGTCAAAGCCGAATATCGTTCCAGAGGATTCATTTTACGCGATACCATTCGTATCCGTACAGACGTAATTGGAGCCTTAGTCCAGTTTCGCAGAGTCGGACAGGTTATCGCTAACCAAGTTGCTTATTCAAATACTATCGCTATTCAAGATCCAGGCTTCGTAGCTCTTACTGCAACCTTGTTGAAGTACGCTGCTGGTACTTCGGTCGATGAAATTCAAGATTTAACTGTTAACTTTGACTCCAAGAGGGAGTTAGCTATGGTTGTAGCCATGGCGATTGGTCGAAGGAGTGACCAAATTATCATAGATGCCTTAGGGCTTGGTGCTGTTGCTGCAGGTGGTACAACCATTCTGCCAGCTGGTACTAACATGAGTTACGCAAAGCTTCGTAACGTTGTCCAAGTATTTGAACAGAATGCTGTTCCGTTATCTGAGCGCTTCATGGCGATGTCTGGCAATAATCTACGAGCTTTGCTAGCAGATGACCATATTACAAATCGCTTCTATACAAGCAATGATGCTGTTGTAGATGGTACTTTACAGTATAAAGACCTGTTATCAGTAAACGTTCGTATCATTCCTGATATGACAGAAGGTGGCTTGCCTCTGATTGCTAACATCAGAAACTGCTTTGCATGGCATTACATGTCTATGGGTATGGGAATTGGGCAAGACATGAGAACTGAAGTTAACTATTTGCCAAGAGAAACTTCCTGGTTTGTTAACGGATTGTTCTTTGCTGGTGCTGTAGCTGTCGATCCACGAGGTATTATCCTTGTTCAAGCGGACGAAACTGTCAATCCTTAATCGATAGACGGAGGATTCGACATGCCTTTTAATCCAGTAAATTGGGGTGTTATCTCTTCAAAAGGTAACACTACGAAGACTCTTCAGGATGGCACCATTATTGGTGCCCCTGGCATTTATACATATCAATCAGCAACAGAAACTATCGCGACAATATCAGCGGTAGATTACTTTGCAAAGGTTGATATTCAGCTAGCAGTTAATGACTTAATCTGGATTGCAGCTTCTGACTTGCAAGAATGGTTTATGGTTCTTGCAGTAGATGTTGCTACTGGAAATGTTATTATTGGACAAAATCCAGGACTTGGAGATGTTACAGGTCCTGCTGTTGCAACAGATAATGCTTTAGTTAGATTCGATGGTGTTACCGGAAAACTAATCCAGAACGGCGTAATCCTTGAAAGTGATACGGGGGATTTAACTCTCGTAAACTCCATTGCTAATGCTGCTGGCTTGGTTGCCACTCCTAGTTACACTTTTACAGGTGACTTAGATACAGGCATGTGGCACTCGGGTGCCAATACTGTTGACTTCTCAACCAATGCTTTCCGCGCATTGCAATTAGGTGCATCACCGGCTTTGTCTGTTAATTATTTAGTAATTGCAGCTTCAGCCACCGGTAATGGACCAACTATTACTGCAGCTGGTACAGATGCTGTCGTCGGAATAAGGCTTGTTCCAAAAAGTACGGGTGCTGTTATTAATAACGCTGGAGCAGTAGCAACACCTTCTTACTCGTTTACAGGGAATCTTGGAACAGGGATGTGGTCTTCTGCTGGAGGAGTATTAGACTTCTCTACAGGCGCTCTTCGTGCATTACAATTAAATACGTCTCCAGCATTGTCTGTTAACTATTTAGCTATTACAAGTGCTGCGACTGGTAATGGTCCTATTCTTGAGGCTGAAGGAACAGATGCTAACATTGACATCTATTCATTACCAAAAGGTACTGGTGGGTTCGGTGTTCGTGGCGCTACTAATTCTGGCTCTATTAAGCTCTGGAATCAGGCAAATACGTTCTTTGCTCAGATTCAAGCAGCAGCAATGGCTTCTAGCATTACCTGGACATGGCCATTAACAGACGGTGCCGCTGGTCAAGTGCTAACGACAAGTGGAGCTGGAGTTTTATCTTGGGTTAACAATGCTGCGGGTTCCTGGATTAGCTCAGCTGCTACACCAGTTGCAATGGTTGCTAATACTGGATACATCAATAATGTTGTTGCTGCAGCTACGTTTAACATGCCAGCAGCAGCTGCTGTTGGTGATGAATTCGAGTTAGCGGGCAATGGAGCTGGTGGTTGGACGTTACAAATGAATGCGGGTCAAACTGCTAATCTTAACGGAAGTCCAACTTCAGTTGCTGGCACTCTAGCCTCAACCAATAGATATAACTGCATCAAACTTTTATGTACCGTAGCTAATACGACATTTACTGTCTTAACAAGCTCCGGCGTAATAACGGTGGCTTAATGAATATACAACAGCAACAATTTACATTCTCTGCGGTATCAACAGCGTTTACTCCAGGTGCTACGCCGGTAGATATATTCACCATTACAGGCTCAGCTACAAACAATGTGTATGTGCAAAGGATGGGAATTAGTTGTACGCAGAATGCTGCTGGCATTAATCCCTTCTTTATAGCTAAACGTTCCACAGCTAATACTGGGGGAACTTCGGCGGCTCCAGGTATTGTTCCATACGATTCTAATAATGCAGCGGCTACAGCTACTGTTTTGCAATATACGGCAAATCCAGTAGCTGGTGTTTTGGTGGGGTATGCCTGGGGTGGCTGGGTAAATTCTCCTGTTATCACAACTGCGGGTATTGGAGGGGTTGTTACTGAGATAGATTTTGTAACAGCTTATGGTCAACCTATGGCTTTGCTGAGTGCTGCCGAAGTATTGGGTTGGAACTTTAAGGGTGCGGCATTGCCCGCAGGATTAAGCGTTGTGGCATATGTGGTATGGACTGAGAGCTCTAAGACTTAGGAGATATGAATGGCAAATAACGATAGTATTGATAGCGCTAATATACCTCCTCCTTTGAGCCACGGCGGAACTGGAGCACAGCTAGTAGCTTCTAATGGTGGAATATTATACACAGATGCAACTAAGGCCGCGGTTCTTGCAGCTACATCTACTGGAAATCAGCCTTTATTGTCTGGAGCTAGTGGTGCTCCTGGATGGTCTACGGCTACTTATCCTGGATCTACTACCATCAATCAATTATTGTATTCATCTGCAAACAATACGATTACTGGATTAACCACGGGAAATAATGGAGTACTTGTCACTTCCGCTGGCGGTGTTCCTTCTATTAGCTCTACACTTCCGTCAGCTGTTCTTACTAATGTTCCGGGAAGACTAGTAAGCTTTCAAGTATTTACTACAGGAACTGGTGCTACATATACGAAGCCGGCTGGTGTGTCAACACTGCTAGTGGAAGGAGTTGGAGGCGGAGGTGGTGGT